GACCAATGCTGTTCCGTATTTCAGCGGCACACCCGCCAAACTGGCAGAAATGGCTCGCACGATCAACTTGGCCGCGAAGGCAGTTAAACCGTCCGTGAAGATCATGGGCGTTGGGGCCACTGGTGTGACATTTGTGGACGGATTGGCCCCTGGCACAAGTAACTCCGGCGTGAACATCACGGACTACTTTTTGGCCGCGAGCGACAACAACGGCGGCTTTGGTAGGCAGTGGGTTGATATTTTGTCAGTACACACCTACGACCACAGCGGCACAAACAACCTTGCAAACCTGGATGGGGTGAAGTCGCTCATTGATGCAATTAAGATCTCAAACAGCATCACTGCCATGCGGGTCTGGTCATCTGAGTATGGCTACATCACCCCAGAGTTTGTGGCTTATGTCGGCCCAGCCGCCGCGAGGATGGCTGCGATTATTCGGTACGCGCTGATGCACGTTGTCATGGGCATGGATCGCTGTGCGTTCTACGCGTACAGCGGGAACATGTCGTGGCAGAAGGACCCGGCATGTAACGCAGAGTGGTCACGGTGGGCCTCGATCATCAACGGTTCCACGATTACGCAGATCAATCGAGTAGCGCCAAATGGACAGCTTGCGTGCGTTATCGGTGGAGTGAGCTACCTGATCTAACCCCACCCATCCCCTCCGCACGGGGATCGCAAACCACCCCCGGGCGCATAACTTAACCCGAGCGCAATACCATCGCGGGCAACATGCAGTACGAAGACGACGACGCAGCAAACACACGGCAAAAGGCAGAAGCCGAGAACCGTGCGAAGACCCACGAAGACGACATCAAGTGGTTGATGTCCAGCCCCCGGGGCCGTCGTCTTTCGTGGTGGATTTTGGAAAAGGCTGGTGTGAATCGCACCAGCTTTTCCAACTCCGGTAGCGTGATGGCCTTCAACGAAGGCCAGCGCAACATGGGCCTGATGCTTCAAGCCGAGATCATCGGCCTGGCACCGGAGCGGTATATGGAAATGCTCACAGAGAGCGGGAGCAAGAAATGACGACTGAAGCAGCTGGCGGTACACCCAACCCCGCCGAGGCATCAACCACAAACACTGGCGCCGCGCCTTCGGACGCGTCGCTTTTGACCGAGGGCGCACCTGCTGCCACCGAGGCCAAACCTGCTGACGCCCCTGGCGTAGCGGACGCAGCCAAGGAAGGCGAGGGGAAAGCGGACGAGGCCACTGCTGCGGCAGAGGTCAAGTACGAATTCCAAGCACCCGAGGGCGTTGAGCTCGATGGTGACGCCACCAACGAATTCACCGCGCTGGCCAAGGAACTGAAGCTGCCAGCGGATGCTGCGCAAAAGGTTGTTGACATTGCAGTAAAAATGCAACAGAAGCAGGCCGAGCGTAACGCCGAGACAGTGAAAGGTTGGGCTGAGTCAAGCAAGACGGATAAGGAGTTTGGGGGCGATAACCTCCAGCAGAACCTTGCCGTTGCGCAGAAGGCCATCGACACCTTTGGCTCACCGGAGCTGAAGTCAATGCTGAACAGCAGCGGGTTGGGCAACCACCCGGAGCTGATCCGCTTTGCCTTCAAAGCAGGTAAGGCTATTTCCGAAGACGGCTTCGTGAAAGCTGGGGCACGCAGTGCTGCAGGCGCGGATCTGCCGATGGAGAAACGCATGTACCCCAACATGAACTGAACTTAGGAGTCTCACTATGGCAACTCTTGCTGCTGGCCAGCTCACACTGGTCGATTGGGCTAAACGCCTGGACCCGGACGGTAACGTCCCCGCCGTCGCTGAACTGCTCTCGCAGACCAACGACATCCTCGAAGACGCCGTGTTTGTCGAGGGCAATCTGCCCACCGGCCACCGCGTCGTGATCCGCACCGGTCTGCCGACCGTGTACTGGCGCCTGCTCAACGCTGGTGTGCCGGCTTCCAAGTCGACCACTGCGCAAGTGGACGAAGCCTGTGGCCTGATGGAAGCCCGCTCTCACATCGACGTGAAGCTGGCCGAACTGAACGGCAACAAGGCGTCCTTCCGCTTGAGCGAAGACGCAGCATTCATCGAAGCGATGAACCAACTGCAAGCCACCACGATGTTCTACGGCAACCCCGGCGTGGACCCCAAGACCTATCTGGGCTTGGCTACCCGTTACGGCACCATCTCCGGCGCCGGCAACTCCCAGAACATTCTGGACGCTGGCGGCACTGGCTCCGACAACACCTCGGTGTACCTGGTGGTGTGGGGCGAGAACACGGTTTTCTGCCCATTCCCCAAGGGTGCTCAGGCTGGCCTGAAGCACAAGGACCTGGGCGAAGAGTCTGTGCCCGACGCCAACGGCAACTACTACCAAGCCCTGCGCACTTTGTACCAGTGGGAGAACGGCCTGGTCGTGAAAGACTGGCGCTACGTGGTCCGCATCTGCAACATCGACGTGTCCGACCTGGCGGGCCTGACCGGCACGCAAGCAGCCTCCGCGTCAACCGAGCTGGTCAAGATGATGTCTCGCGCCATTGACCGCATCCCCAACCTGAACATGGGTCGCGCTGCCTTCTACGGCAACCGCACCGTTTCCTCGTTGATGCGCATCATGGCACTGCAAAAGAGCACCAGCGCGCTGAGCATTCAAGATGCGTTGAACCAATTTGGTCAACCCGCCAAGCAATTGAACTTCCTGGGCATCCCGGTGCGCAAGGTCGACCAGTTGCTCAACACTGAAGCCCGTGTGGTTTAAGGAGTAAGCACCATGTATCTCGACGCACAAAACCTTGTCTCGAACGCGCAGGCCGTCACGGCCACCGCCGTGTCGACCAACACGATTGACCTGTCCCAAGCCCGTGACGTGGGTGCCGGTGAAGAGCTGGCGTTCTCGGTCACAGTGGACGAGTCTTTCGCCACTGCCACCTCGGTGACGATTGAGACCATCACTTCGGCTGCCGCCGACTTGAGCTCTCCTACCGTCATCAGCTCTACCGGTGCGCTGCTGATCGCTCAGCTCACCGCAGGCCGCCGCCCGATTGAAGCCCTGGTGCCTCGCTCGGTGTTGCTGGCCCAACCCATCGGCCAGCGCTACCTTGGTCTGCGCTACACGATTGGTGGCTCCAACGCCACGGCCGGCAAGTTCACCGCAGGCATCCATGCCCTGTCCTTCCAGGACATCGGCAAGAACTACCCTGTCGGCTACACCATCACCTAACGGAGCAGCACCATGTCTTGGTTCAAAGTATTGGAAACTTCGTTCATCGGCCAGAAGCTGTGCCAACCCGGCGAGCTCGTCGACATCAACACCGATGTGGACAAAGGCGGCATGCGCCCGGGCAAGGCGCTGGCAGCTTGCGACGAAGAGGGCAACCTCGTCGCCGCGAAGCCAGCGGCAAAGTCCAAGGCTGTGAAGCCTGAAGCCGAGCTGGGCTAAACCCTAGCGAAGCAACCCCGAAGGGGCTGGGTTAACCCCCAGCCCCTTTTTATTTTCAGGAGATCGCCATGGGCTCTATCGTCGACACTTGCAACGTGGCATTGAGCCACCTGGGAAACGCACGCCGCGTGGCGTCGATTGATCCCCCTGACGGCTCCGCGGAGGCTGACTACTGCGCCACCTTCTACCCCATCGCGCTGAAGCTGTCGCTGGAGGCAGCCGACTGGACGTTCGCGCGCAAGCGTCGCGCCCTGGCGCTGCTCGTCACCAACGACAGCGAGGTGTGGTCCTACGCTTACCAGAAGCCGTCGGACTGCCTTGTCCCCCGGGCCATACTCACGGGTGACGCCTCGAAGTACGAGCAGGACAGCGCCGACTTCCTGGCCGAGGGGGATGTGATCTACAGCAACCAGGCCGACGCCTCGCTGCTCTACACCCAGCCCATCAGCGACCCCACCAAGTTCAGCGCAGCCTTCGAGGACACGCTGGCCCTGATGCTGGCGTCGTATCTGGCCGGGCCGATCCTCAAAGGCACTGAGGGCGTCAACGCCAAGCAGGGCCTGCGCAACCTGGCACAAGCCTCGGTGCGCGGCGCGGTGGCGAACGACGCCAACAAACAGAGCCTGCCCACCTCGTTCTACCCCTCGGCCTTGAGCGCACGCAACGGCTCGGCCGGCAGCACCACACCGTCGAACGACCCCTACCAATACGGATCAGGCTATGCCATCAGCTAAAACCCTACTGCGTTCCTTTGCGGGGGGCGAGATCACGCCCGAGATGTACGGCCGTCTGGACAATGTGAAATTCCAGACGGGCCTGGCGCTGGGCCGCAACGGCATCGTGCTACCTCACGGCCCATTCACCAAGCGCCCTGGGTTCGGCTACGTGCGCGCGGCCGGTGACTCCACCAAGCGCGTGCGGATCATCCGCTTCGCGTTCAGTGCCGACCAGACCATGGTGCTGGAGTTCGGCCACCTGTACCTGCGCTTTCACACGCTGGGCGCCACGCTCCTGGCCGGCAGCCCAGCGGCGTACAACGGCGCCACGGCCTACGTGCTCGGCGACCTGATCAGCAGCGGCGGCACGAATTACTACTGCGTCGCGCCCACCACCGGCAACGCACCACCCAACGTCACCTACTGGTACGCGCTGCCGAGCGCTGCCTACCAGATCCCGACGCCCTACACAGAGAGCGATCTGTTCAACATCCGTTACGCGCAGTCGAACGACGTGATCACCTTGACGTGCGCAGGCACGTCCATGCGCGAACTGCGTCGCCTTGGCGCCACCCGCTGGACGCTGACGGCCCCAGTGCTGGGCAGCTCTCCACCAGCCCCCACCGTCCCGGGCGCAGCCACTGGCGGCCCTGGCGGGGGCACGCCTAAAAACTACTTCTACAAAGTCACGGCGGTGTCGGAGGACGGCTACGAGGAGTCACTGCCCACCTCGGCCGTCACCGCGGCCATGGATCTCAGCGTCGCAGGCAATGCCATCACTGTGAGCTGGACCGCACCGGCCGGGCTCTCCAACCCCAGCTACCGGGTTTACAAGACCGTCGGCACCACCGGGCGCCTGTACGGTTTCATGGGTGAGACCGTGGGGCTCAACCTGGTCGACGACAACATCACCCCGGACTACTCGCGCAGCCCGCCCACCACCGTGATCCGGCTGGACACGGCCGGCAACTACCCGGTGGCCGTCACGTACAACGAGCAGCGCCGGGTGTTTGGCGGCACGGCCAACAACCCGCAGGGCATCTACATGACCCGCACGGCGACCGAGACTAACCTGGCGGTGACGGTCCCCAGCAGCTCAGAGGATGCCATCAGCTTCACGATCAAGGCCACCGAGCAGAACGCGATACGACACCTCGCGCCGCTCAACGACCTGATGGCTTTCACGGTCAACGGTGTGTGGCGCGTGGCGTCCGACGGCGCGCTGCTGCCGGCCGCCGTGCGGCCAAAGATGCAGACCACCTATGGGGCAAGCATCGTCACCCCCGCGCTTACGGGCAATAGCTGCCTGTACGTGGAGACCAACGGGCGCAAGGTGCGCGACGTTAACTACTCCTGGGAGGCCCAGTCCTACACGTCCGACGACCGCTCGATCATGGCGCCTCACCTGTTCATGGGCTACACCATCGTCGACGCGGCGTTCGCCAAGAGTCCAGACCAGGTGTACTGGGCTGTGCGCAGCGACGGTGCGCTCCTGAGCATGACCTACGTGCCAGAGCATCAGGTGTTCGGCTGGTGCCGTCACGACACCGACGGCTCGTTTGAAAGCGTGTGCACCGTCACCGAGAACAACGAGGACGTGCTCTATGCCGTGGTCCTGCGCACCATCAACGGGGCCAGCGTGCGGCACATCGAGCGTTTGGCCAGCCGCCAGTTCGCCACGCAGGCCGACCAGTTCTTTGTCGACGCTGGTGCTACGTATTCAGGAGCAGCCGCCACAGTAATCACGGGGCTCGCCCACCTGGAGGGTGAAAGCGTGGTGGCCCTGGCCGACGGCGCGGTGGTCACAGACCTGACCGTCACCGGTGGCCAAGTGACGCTACCTACGGCGGCCAGCAAGGTGCATATTGGTCTGCACTACGAGAGCGACATGCAGCTCCTGCCGCTGTCGGTTGAAGGTGCACCCGCTGGCGGGCAGGGCACGACCAAGAGTGTCAGCTACGCCTACCTGCGCGCGTACCAGACTGGGCTGCTCAAGGCGGGCCCGTCGTTCGAGAGCCTGCGCGAAGTGCCAGCGCGCACCAACGAGCCCTATGACTCGCCGCCCCGCCTTATCAACCGCACGGTGGACATCCTGATCGACCCGGACATCTCCGACGACGCGCAGCTCTGCGTGCGCAGCGACACACCCACCGCCATGACCATCTCGTCCATCGCCTTGAAAGTGTTGATCAGTGCATAACGTTTTCACCCGCCAGGTATTCGGCAACCTTGAGACCGTCGACGTAACGCCAGATGCTATCGAATACATAGCTGACAACCTACGTGCGACGGACGCCGCAGAGCTTTATGCCTCGTCCGGGAGCAAGGACTTTCGGCACCGCATCGACCTGGCCGTGCGCGGCAGTCTCGACGCGGTGGTGTGGGTCAACGCCTACGGCGAGCCGGTGGGCGTGCAGGGCGTCGGCACTGTGTCGCTTTTATACAACACCGGCTGCCCGTGGCTGGTCGGCACCCCTCGGCTCAATGAGCATCTACGGGCGTTTATCTCTGTGGGCCAACTCTACACTGCGCAGATGCTTGAGCACTTCGCCGTCCTGACCAACCACGTTGACCAGCGCAACCGCAAAAGCGTTGCGTGGCTACAACGCCTTGGCTATCAGATGGCGAAGCCCGAGCCCTACGGCGCACTGGGTTTGCCTTTCCACCAGTTTCATATTGAGAGGTAGACCATGTGTGGACCAGTAGCATTAGCGGTGGCAAGTATGGTTGCCACGGGCGTCGGGGCCTACCAGGGTAGCGAGGCACGCAAACAAGCCGGCCAATACGATGCCGCCGTCGCGCGCAACAACGCCAAGGTGGCAGGCTGGAAAGCCTCGGAAGCAGAAGACCGCGCCACCACGCAAGCCATGGACATCGGGCGTCGCACGGCAGACACGCGCGGCAAGCAAAAGGCAGCGCTCGCAGCCAACGGCCTGGACCTCGGCATGGGCAGCCCCCAGGCCGTGCTCGACCAGACGGACTACTACGGGCTGCAGGATCAGCGCACCACCATCGAGAACGGCAACCAAGAGGCATGGGGCTACAAGCAGCAAGCCAGCAACTACACGACGCAGGCCGACTGGTCGCAGCGCAAGTCCGACGCCGAGAGCCCTTGGCTGTCCGCTGGCACATCCATGCTGGGCAGCGCAGCCAGTGTGGCTGACAAGTGGGGCAAAAAGTCCGTGCCTGCGGCAGATTACGACCCCCGTGCCGGCGTTCGTGGACAGCGGGGGTATTAAGCATGCCAACCGTACCGATTTACGACGCGCCCCAGGTTCAGCGCCAAGGCTTGCGCGGTGGCGAGGACCAGAGCCGCGCCGACGTTGACGTGCTGGGCGGTGCGCAAGCGCGCAGCATGGCCGCAGCAGGGCAGGCACTAGGCCAAGCGTCTGACGCGATGCAGCGCACGCAAGACCGACGCGACCTGGACGAAGCGTTCCGCGTTGAGACAGCGGTGCTGTCCGATTACCAGACCTTCGAGCAGGACCTGCGCAAGACACGCCGCGGGGCCAACGCCAAGGACGTGACCGCCGACGTTGATGGCTGGTGGGCCAAGAGCGAAGAGAAGTTCGGGCAGGACATGAGCCCCCGTGTCAAGCAACTGGTCTCCAAGAGCCTGAGCCGTGCGCGCATGCAGTCGCTGGACTCCATGGGCAAATTCCAGTTTGCCGAGGAGGACCGCGCGCAGGCCGAATCGTTCAACGCCGTGCAGGGCCAGGAGATCCAGCGCGCGATCACCGCTGGCGACCCTGCCGTACTGGAGACTGCCAAGGGCAAGTTGCAGGCGGCCGTCAACGTGTTCGGTGTCACGCGCGGCTGGACCGCAGAACAGATGACCGCCGAGCAGCAGAAGTGGACCAACACACTGCACACACAGGCCCTGACCTCCATGGTCGATGCCAACCCCGAGGCGGCCAAGAAATACTACGAAGCACACCGTGGTGAGATCGACAGCCAGAACCACGCGCGCATCGAGAAAATCATCGACAAAGGTGTGACCGAGCAGAAGGCCACCACCAACGTGGCGAGCATGGCGTCGCTGCCGTTCGAGCAGCAGATGGAAAAGGCCAGCAAGATCGCCGACCCAGAGGAGCGCAAGCTCACCATTACCGGCATAAAAGACCTGGTTGCCGAGAAAGAAATCGCCTCGCGTGAGCGCGAGAAAGCAGCGTCGGACCAGGTCTGGCAGCTGGTTGCCAACGGCACGCCCGCTGGCAAACTGCCCAAGGCCACCCTCGAACGGATGGACGGTAAAGAGCGTGTACAGGTCAACCAGTACTACGAAGCTGAGCGCAAGCGCCGCCTGACCGAGTCCGAAGGCCGCTCGATCAAGACCGATTACCGCGTGTACGACGACCTCATGAACATGCCCAAGGACCAGTTCCTGGGCGTGCGTATTTCTGCGCTGCAGGACAAGCTCTCGCGCGGTGACATGGAGAAGCTGATCGACCGCCAGGCCAAACTGCGCGACCCGAAAGAGTCAGGCGAGGTGGCGAGCACCGAGCAGCAGATGGGCACCTACGTCACATCTCTGCGCCTCAAGGACGAAAAGAAGGGTGCATTCCAGAGCTCGGCCTACAACGAGTTCAACGAGTTCAAGAAAGCCAACAAGCGCGAACCCAACTTCGACGAGCGCCAGAAGATTCTCGACCGCATGAGCATGCAGAACGACGGAGGCTGGTTCGGCTCCAGCAAGTCGTACTTTGAAGTGCCCGAGAAAGAGCGCGCCAAATTCGTTGAGGACACCGTGCCCAAGGCCGACCGCGACGAGATCATCGCCGAGCTCAAGAAGCGCGGCAAACCAGTCACCAATGCCACGATCCTCGACCTGTACCGAGCAGCCAATAAATGACGAAATACTCCGACGCCGCCGACCAACTGTTCAGCGAAGACACTGCACAGGAGCAACCGGCAACGCCCGTCAGCACCAGCAAATACGGTGCAGCGGCCGACGCGGTGTTCGGTGCGCAGGACACGCAGCTCCGGTCCAGCGTCATGGGTGCGGCCGGCAAGAACCCCGACCAGGTGGCCAAGGCTGCAGCGCTGGGGCGCAAGACCGGCGTGCCTGCGATGGTGGCCGAGCGCAACATGCAAGAGGTGGAGCGCACCGCGCTGGTCGATGACCTGGACAAGCTGACCGCTGACACGCCGGCTGTGCGCCGTGCGTACGCCGACCAGTACATCGCCTCGGCCGCCAGCGACGACGGGTTCAACCTGACCAAGATCGAGCGGGGGCTGCGCGAGTTCATGACAGGTAGCCAGCGCGTCAAGCCTTTCGACTCCAAGGCGGCCTACAACAACACGGCCCAGCGCTTCGACCTGATGACGAAGCAGGACATGGAGGACGTGAAATACGGCGTCGTGCAGGCGCCCGAAGGCGTGGCCCCCACCATCGAGAACATCGTCAAGGGCATCGCGCAAGCCATCCCCCAGCGCTTCGACGCTGTGCGCGAAGGCTCGCGCATGCAGATGGGCGACATGTTTGAGGCGCTGGGCATCCTCAAGCGCGACCCCGTGCAGATGGCCGACGCGCAGCGCAAGCTGGCCCGAGCACAGGGTGCCAGCAAGTTCACCACACCGGAGTTCGAGACCACCACCGGCCAAGGGCTGTACGGTGGCGCCGTCAGCACTGCGCAGAACCTGACCAGCCTGGTCGCCACCGTCCTGACCCGCAACCCTGCGGCAGGGCTGTCGATCCTTGGCGCCGAGACACAGGCCGACGCCTACGGCAAGTACCGCACGCGCGGTGGCACGCCCTTGGAGTCTCTGGGCGGCAGCGCTGCCGAGGCAGCCATCGAGGTCGGCACCGAGCTGCTGCCCATGCGCGTGCTGTCCGAGAAGCTGGGCCGCGCTGGCGTGGGCGACTTCCTGAAAAGCTACTTGGCCAAGGACCTGCCGACCGAGCAACTGGCAACCCTGTTGCAGGATGCCGTTGACACCGCCGTCGCCAACCCGAACAAGACCTGGGGCGAGTACCTGAGCGAGCGGCCAAGTGCCGCCTACCAGACGCTGCTTGGCACACTGGTGCAGGCCGGCACCATGGGCGCTGCCAGCGTGGCCGTAGGCAAGGCCCAAGAGCAGCAGGCGCGCGAGTACCAAGAAACCCAACAGAAAGCCCAAGCACTGCAGGAGATCATGGCCACCGCGGCAGGGTCCAAGCTGCGCGAGCGTGACCCTACGACATTCCGCGAAGTGGTGCAGGCTGCAGCCGAGGAGCACGACGGTGCACCCAAGTCGGTATTCGTTGACGGCCAGGTGCTGATGCAGACACTGCAACAGGCAGGCGTCACTGACGAGCAACTGGACCAGCTCCTGCCATCGGTGCGCGCGCAACTGGCCGACGCCGCAGGCATGAACGCCCCGGTGGAGATCCCGATTGGCGAGCTGGTGTCAGCCGTGCCCGGCAGCCCACTGGAGCAGGCACTGGTGCCACACATCCGCGCCACCGCTGACGGCCTCAGCCCGTTCGAGGCAGAGCAAGCCCAAGAGCAGGCCCAGGAATTCCTGCAGAGCGAAGCCACGCGCGTGATGCAAGCGTCGGCCGACAGTGCGCAATTCTCCGCAGAGGCTGAAGCCGTGCGCGAGAACATCAAGCAGCAGCTCGACGCCGCTGGCCGTTTCAGCTCGGACGTCACCGGCAAGTACGCCACCCTGGTGCGCGACTTCTACACCGTCATGTCCAGCCGCACCGGCATGACGCCTGCACAGATGTACCAGGCGCTGCCCTACAAGGTCAACGCACAGGGCCAGTCGGGTGGGGTGCTCGACCAGGACATCGGCGCCAAGCTGATGGCCCGGGTGGAAAACGACTTCGCCTCCACGGTCAAGGAATACGACGCGCTGCCTGAGAGCAACGGCGGCCAGATCATCAACACCGACATTGCGCGCGAACTGAGCCCCGAGTACCGCGAAGACCGCACGCGCTCGGCCGAGGTGCACGACGCCGCCAGTACACTGATGACGCGCCTGTACACCGAGAAGCTGGCCCAGCCCGTGCC